CAAACTATTCACCGCAGAAAATACAGAGGATAATCAATCAGCAGCCGGCGGGCATTTTAGGGATGGAGATCAGGGAACGGACCCTGCTGGCCGAGGAGGTCGCAAGATACGACTGCACGCCGCAGGAAGGGATACTCACAGAGACGCAGCGGCAGATGTTCTACACCGAACTGTTGAACCTGCAGAAAGCCGGGTTCAGTATTCCCGAAGAGGTCATTCTTGAGGCGTTCCCGACCCAGTTCCCGGCGAAAATGAAGCAGGCCCTCATCCAGGCGTCGAAACAGAAACAACAGATGATGGCACAACAGATGAAGGAAAAACAGATATTAGAGAAGCTGCGGGGCGCCAAGATAGCCGCGGACGTCGGCAGGGCCGAAGAACGCCACGCCAACGTCGAGGAGCACCACGCGGACGCCGCCTTAGCCAGGTTCAAGCTGGGCAAAGAGATGCAGGGGATGGACTTCGATAGGATAATGCAGATACTCAAGCTGGCGGCAGACTTCGAGATAGCCACACAGAAGAACCGGAAAGAGGCAATAACGAGACGATGAGGAAATAATGGCTTGCCACGAATGTATTTTTAGTAAAGAGGACGATTGCAATCCAAATAACTTTGTATGTCATTGTATGGAGTTATTTGAAGGCAGACCCAATGAGCACTTCTTACATATTCTACACGCAGAACATAGTTGTATGCAGTACAAATACATGAGAGCTGAGGAAGCGAAGACGTCATCGGGACCCGATGGGATTTTAGGATGAAGTATGAGTAAGAAGTATCCCAAACAACCTAATGTAAAACCGAAAGTCGGTTTGATTCAACTTGCTTGTTGTGATTGTGGGTTGGTGCATACTATGGGTTTTACTGCTGATGATAAAGGGATATTGAGATTGGATTTCGTAAGAGACAATAGGGCGACAGCACAATTAAGGCGTGGTTCTTTCGCCTATCTTAAAAATCCTCTAAAAAATGATAAATGGAAAATGGAAAGGAATTAAGTAATGCAGGCAGAAGATGGAACAATGGTTAGTGTAACCGAAAAGCAATTCAAAGCATTTAACGAACACGGCACTGCTAACTTATGCAGAGTTGGAGATGTTTTCAGGGTACGACAATGCTACTTTGAAGTAGAGACAATTAGTGAATATGGCGTCTCGGCCAAAGGAATTGGTAGGCACGAGTATTTTGATAAGAAAAAGAGGCAAATGCCTTAACTCCCCCAAAGCCACAGGAGACTAAATGACACAAGCAGGTGAAATAACACCGTCGATGATGAAGCAATGGCAGGATGATTTTAGAAGGTGCATCAAAGAGAACAAGCGCCAACGGGAGCCATATTATATTTTAACAACAGGTAAATGGAATGAAGATGCAACGGCATTTTATATGAAAGTTAAACCGCAGGACTTTAGGCCTCCGGTAATGCTAAGTACGATGTTGCATAAAGTTGACAATAAGACGGGAAGGATCGAGGAGATATGGGTACTGCCGATGGACGCCCCGGTGGACCCGAGTATTCCATTAGGGCCGGTAGATGAAGGACTGATAAAAATAGCTAAGCATTTACCGCTTATTTATAACTAATTAAGGGGTTTGACCGAAGCCGGCGGGTTGAGGTCAACGTAAGAATAAATCACGGCCGTTTTTTATTGCCCGGGAAGGAAGCAATGCCGGAAGGATTCAGTAATTGCGTTGGTAACGGAGGCCGGGTGAGGACAGTAACCGGTGGTACAGCGTCAGGCAAGAAGATCGGTCTCAAAGACAATCAGTATTGCCACGTTTGTTTTGATAAGAACGGCATGCACAAAGGAGAGGTGCATACCAAGAAGGCGAAGAAATGATTAGCGAGGCACCAGCAATGGCAAAGTCAGAAGCTCAATATGCGATTGAGAGCGATGCTCGGACGTTAGTCGAAGCTGAGATAATCAGGAAAGACTCAAAGCGACACGAAAAAGCCATTGCTCAAATCAAGAAGGAAAATGCAGCGCGAGCGAGCGCTGTTAAGAAATAAACCCGCCATAGGCGGGTAAACCTCGTGGCTTGGCGAGAAGTGGTCGGGTCGCCGCCGGCCAAATGAAGTGGAAGCCGCACTTTTAGAAAGGGAATAGTTATGGATGAACAAACAGAAAAGACAGAAACGAATCAGGGCACCGAGACGGAAACCAAACCGGAGACGGTCTCTAAAGAGCGCATGGATGAGGTCAGCACCGAGAACAAGACCCTCAAGGAGCAAAACGAGCTTCTGCAGCAGAACCAGGCGTTGATAAACGCCAATGCGACCGCAGCGCCTCAAGTACCGGCGTTTGACATCTACAAGGAAGTTGGTCTGGACCCGGATGATCCCAAGGACATCCCCAACCAGGAGCAGCAGAAGAAGATAAACGCTTACTTTCAGGGTTTAAGCCAGCGTCAAACCAACCAGATTCGATTCTTAATTGACCATCCCGACTTTTCCCAACTTGTGGGGACCGCAGAGCAGATCAAAACCGGTCAGTGGGCGGCCCCGTTAATGAAGGCAATAAAAGCAAACCCCACGTTGATGCATACTATCGTGAACTCCGCCGACCCCTACGCGGCGGCATACGCCGTCGCCAAGATTCAGGCGGACAAGACGGCCGAAGGGACCAAGCCGTCAAAGACCGAGTCCGAGGCGGCCATAGAGGAAGCGGTCGCCAACGCCAACAAGGTAAAGTCGGCCTCCAATACCCAGGGAGGGGAAGGCCTGTCCGAAGAAGGACGCACTGCGAACATGTCGGATGCGGAGTTCATTAAGGCATTCAACGAGCACGGGGGCGATTTGTGAGGAATAAATTATGGCTGACAACGTAACAGATACAGCAGTAATAACTCCGGCCGTCAACGCCTGGTTCAACAAGGCGTTACTGGTCCGGAACAAACCGAAGTTGATTCACAGTTTATTTGGCTCCAGGGAGAACCTGCCGGCAGGACACGGCAAGACGATAACCTGGCGGCGATGGGCACAGCTGGCCACCAGGGAGGCACAGGTGACCGAGGGCGTTACACCATCCGCAAGCATACTCAGTAAGCAGGACATCTCCGCAACGTTGGCGCAGTATATCGGATGGACGCTGATAACAGACGTCCTGGAATTTACGTGCGAGAACAAGATACTCGCCCAGGGCGCCACGGAGCTGAACGACCAGATGCTCCGCACGGAAGACGTTCTTATAAGGAACGTTTTGGTATCGACGGCGTCGGTGACAACGGCCTCCAACGGGGAGCCGGAAGTTACCTGTCTTAACTCCGATGATATCGAGACCATCGCCAATAACCTGCAGAACGTAGATGCCAGTCCGATTGCGCCCCAGATTGACGCCAGTGTCAGGGTGGGGACAGGACCGGTATCGGCAAGTTACTGGGCGATGATGAACACAGCGCTGAACCGTGACTTATCCCGGTGCGTGGGTTATCAGAAGAAATCAGAGTATTCACAGCAACAAACGGTACTGGAGGCCGAGCGGGGAAGTATCGAGGAGGTGAGATTTCTGGCCTCTTCGGTCGCCCATAAAGAGGGCAGCGCGACGGCGGCCTTCCCGGCAACGGCGGGTACTTACTACTACATTCCCATTATAGCCAAGAACGCATACGGGGTAGTGGACCTGAAGAAGGCCAACGCCAAGCTGATCATCCATCCCAAGGGTTCAGCGGGTGCAGCCGACCCGGCCAACCAGAGACAGACGATGGCCTGGAAGAACATGAACGTCTGCAGAATACTGAATGACAACAACATTCAGTGCTTAAGAGTAACGAAGCGCTCAGATTAGTGCGTAAATATTCGCAAAAATATTCTGAGTTAGGCTAAGTGTAATTAGAACCTAAAGTTAAGGAGTATTAAAAATGGCACATGACCTTGTGATCATAAGACTGAAAGGTGGTGCGGTTGATTATAACCTCGAGCTCGGTTTCATACCGAATTTCGTCAGAGTAACTGTCATGTCGGGAACTAATCCCGACACCTACCGCTGGTATGGCGAGCCGATGGAAGACAGTGCCGAGGCCCTGGCCGGTAGCTGGGAATACGGCATTAAGAATACGGCTGGCGGTGCTGAGACCTACATGGCTACCGCAGCCACAGGTATATCAGCCTACGATGGGGCCAAGACACCACGAGTACTAATTGAATCACCGAAACCCGGTATCGGTCTTGTCGAAGCGGCTGTTGCCGATTGGCTCGCCGCCACGAGTTATTCAACCGGCGAAAGAAGTGCGACGGCGGTAGGTACAATCGTTCGACCTCCCACGCATAACGGTTACGTCTATGAGCTGACCACAGACACAGGTTCCGGTACGAGCGAACCTACGGCCGGCTGGACGACAACCCCGGGCGAAACCAGTACCGACGGCGGTAGTAACGTATGGACCTGCCGGCAAGAAAACGTTGTCGCACCCAAAGGCAAGGGTATCACCCTGGGCGGGTCACTCTTAGAGACCGACAAAATTGTTTATGTCGAAGCCTACAGGAACTGCCAGTACAGGGACATCGGCGATATTGGTTAATTAGTCAGGCGCGTAGTCTGATTTTAATAAGGGAAAGTACGATGGCAAAAACGAATGCCCAGCTAACGGCTGAGATAGAGAAGCTCTCGAAGGCCCACGAGGTGATGGTCAGGGAGGCCGAGAAGCAAAAGGCGGCGGACGCCAAAACAATCGAGGACCTCAAGGCCAAAGCCGAGGCGATCAAGGTCGAAGCGAAGAAGCAGCGTGAAGCGAAGGCGGAAGAGCAGCAAAAGGGAATGAAGGCCAAATTCGGCGCCGAGCCGCACCAATGGGTCCAGGTATTTTATAAAGGACTGAAAGACGGCGTTGACTTCCCATTCAACTACGAAGGCGTTCAATTTTTACTGTACAGCGGCAAGCCGGTGTCACTGGCCGAGAGTGTAATAAAGCACCTCAAGGGCTGTGGATACCCGATAATCATTGAAAAACAGGGCGAGGCCGGCCAGCCAATAAAGGTACATGGATATCATCACAACTTCAACGTGGTGAACTGCGAAGCGCCTGACACCGTTAAAGCGGCGGGCTAAAAAAAAGGTCCGCCATCCCGCCAAACGAACGGCGGGTAAAAGGCGGATAAAATTGTAAAAGTACGGGTAGATGGCCCTTAGGGGTGACATAGACTCATTTACAAGAAAGGAACGTATCATGTTGTTAAAAAGATTTATCGAGAACAAAATCAAAGATGTCACGGACATGCTCAACGACCATTTATACGGCATGCTGGCGGGGATCACTTTGGATGCAAACAGCAAGATTTACTACGTTGACAAATGGAACGGAAGCGATAACTACGCAGGTGATTCATGGAAGCATGCGTTCGCAACGGTCGCCGCGGCCATTGAGGCGAACAATGACGCAATAGACTGGTCGGCATACCCAAAGAGCATAAACACCATTTTGATTAGCCCCGGGCTTTACGCCGAAGCATTGACCACGCCCCCCTTCGATTGCCGAATGATAGGTTTGGGTATGCCGGGGACAGACCAATGCACCGAGATACATCCGGCAGCGGGAACTCCATTAGCGGGAACGGCCCTCGGTCTTTATCTAAAGAACATTCGCTTTGAAGCCGTAGGAGCGGTGCCTATTCTTGATTTTGGTATAGTCGGTTCCTCAATCATCGAGGACTGCGAGCTGATGAATGGCGACTATACTAACACCCACGGAATTTCAACCGAAACGGCAAGCCACATGACGGTAAGAAGGTGTATATTAGGAAGCGGTTCCACCAAAATGACGCACGGTATTTATGCTGCCGGCGGAGCAGACAAATACTTCCATCACTGTACCGTCGAGGATTGCCAGATATACGCTGGAATAGGTATTTTCATTCAAGATACTTGCACCGGTACGCACAGTGTAATCCAGAGGAATCTGATTGATTGCACGACCTTGGGCATCGATGATGATTCCGATGATGTTAATATTATCGATAACCGTATTATCAGCGCCGCCGTACTTGCAAGCGCTTATGACTTCAATCTGGCAAAGGCCGCGGGCAACATCGTGACTGGAAGCGATAACACACTCGAAGTGCCGATTTGTGCGGTGTAATTATGGCAACTCCGATAATTGACAATTTGATATTACCGGCCAACAGATTGCTTGTATTAAAAGACGGGGACAGTAAATGTACCGGCGTTATCCTGAGCAAGTCTTCGCAGGGATGCAGGCGATTTACAATCCCGCAAGAACAAGTTGAACCATCACAACCTCAACCGCCCTTACAGGAATACGACCACGTACTCTTTGTCAAAGAAATGGTTGAGGCGGTTGAGGTAAACGGCGTTGAGTTACTTGCGATGCACGGAAACGCCGTGGTCGGTTTAATTCCAGAATAAATTATGGCTCTTACATGGATACTAACGGAGATTGAGGCCGAGGTGCGCGAGCTGGTCGGCATGCCGGGAACATCCGGTCTGGACGCAACGGCGATGCGGGAAAGAATCAACGACTTCTACCAGAACTGGTTCCCGGGAGATATTGACGTTCAGGAGTTAAAGGGCTGGTGGGAGTTCGATACGGCGGCGGACGATGACTGCGAGGAGTCACTGCCGGTAACGGTCCTTACAATCAAAGAGCCGATGACCCTCAAGGACAGCGATGACAATATAACCAAGTTAAAATTTTATCTCAACCAGGCGGTGTTCTTCGAGCTGTACCCTGAAGACGCCACAGACGAAGAAGATGAGCGCGCCACGCCGGCGGCGGCGCTGCTTTACAACCGGACGGTATATCTAAGGCCGAAGGCCGATGAGGTCTTTACCTTCAAGGCGGCCAGTACAATCAAGCCGGACGCCTTAACGGCAACAACGGCGCCTTTGAACGTCCAGTGGGGCCCTGCCATCGCCCAGGGCACGGCGGTAATGATTAAGAACAGGGGAAGTGACTTTGAAGCGGTCTTAGAGAAGGACAAGGCGTACCAGGCCTTAATTACCGTAATCAATAGAAGGGACCTGAAACAGAGCAGTAGCCAGAGGGCAATGCCCAGATGGTAAACTAAATTAAGGAGATTATCATGCCAGGTGCAGTGAATATAATCAATCCGTTTGATAAGAACAAATCTGCGGTACATCCCGGCGAAAGCGCCTGCAGGCAATACCCATGGGAGAACTTAGCGGACCTTACGGCAGCCACCTCAGCCTTAGCGGGCGGCCAGAGAAACTCGACCTACGTCGATGAGCTCGGTAGTACGAAGATGGGCGTCTATTCGCCGAAGAACGGCCAGGTGGCCTTCGAGGTGCGGGCAAGGTCGGATGGTAGCGATGGCGATGACAATATAGTCGGACTGTATGCAGCGGCCAAAGACATCTTGGCAGACTTTTACATGTACCGCAGAGTAGGCGTCCTGACGTTTACCCAGGGGACGGGTGAGTTTTGGCCGACGGCCGTAGATCCCAACCCAGCAACCATATTCTTCGCCGACGAATTAGCGGTGGCAAGCACAGACTGGCTATCGGACACCAACGATGTCGGCGTCGATGCGAGCGACGACTATGCGACCTTCCTTCTAAATTGTCATGGATATGCGAAATTCGCCTTTGTTTTAACCACCAAGGACGCAAATACCACACACTTTTATATCGAT